CCGCCGTCCGCAGCCGCCTGTGCCGCCGTCCGCAGCCGCCTGTGCCGCCGCACGCAACGCCTGCGCCCCTTCCGGGGCCGGCCTGCCCGCCTTCCTGTTGCCCCCGATACCCCCCTGCGCACCCGCCTTCCGTCCGGCCGGCGGCCTGAGCGGGTCAGTTACCGCCGCATAAGCCTTCGTTCCGGCAAACCCCACCGCAGAATGCCCCAAAGAAGAGAAAGCCTCCAAAGCCGCCCCCTTCTCGTCCCATTCCCCGTTTGCCAGCCCCGTACCCAAATACTCGCCCGCAAACTCACCGGCCGATTCCGTCGCATAAGCCGCCGCGTGCCGTGCCGCACCGCCCAAACCGCCCTTGGCAGACTCCTTCGCCAGCGCCGCAAATTCAGGCGTTCCCTTAGCCGCCGCAACCGCCGCCTTATCCGCCGCCGCAACACCCATTTTCTCCAATGCGGCTTTCCCGGCGGCCTTCTTGCCCATATTCAAAATACTGCCGCCAAGTTTCATCGCCGCCATATCCGCCGCGCCGACCACCGCGCCCTTGACCGCCGCATTTTTCAACGCACCCGGCGCACCTCGGCCGATAAACGCCATCACCGCATCCTTGTCCGCAGGGTCGACGCCCGCCGCCTCTGCCGCCCTGTCCAGCTGCCCGCCGTATTCCATCAGCGTATTGCCCAAGGTCGCGCCCGCATAGGCGCCGACAGCCGCGTTACCGCCCGCCAAAGCGCCCAATATGCCGCCGGCGGTTGTCGTAGCAATAGGGACAAGCGCATTGGGCGCCTGCTCCAGCACCGCGCCCCCCATCTCGCCCACATCTTCCAAGGCGCCGTCCAAACCCTTCTCGCGCCAGTCCTTCTTAAGCTCCCCCCACACATTCGACAGGCCGCCGCCGACACCCCCGCCCTTTTCCCAAGCCTCGCCCAGCTCCCTGCGCGCTTGGGATTTGCGCCCCTCCTGAATCTTCCGATAATCCATATCCTCGGCCTTGAGCCGGCCCAGTTCCTCTTTGTCGCCCGTAAGGGCATTCCACCCCATACGCGCCGAACGCATAGAATTTTTAAACCCGCGCGTCAACGCCGTATCGTCGGCGGCCGCCCGCGCATCCTTTTGCGTAAAGCCGCGGTACTCCTTCAAACCCCCGGCAAGCCGCCCGTGTTCCAACGGATCGTATCTGACCAAATCACTCATTGCTCAACCCTCTTCTCACCCTTCTCATTCTCATAAATGATTTTACCGCCGGCCGTTTTCTGACCGTTCGGCTTAAAGCCCAACTGCGCATAACGCTTCTCGCGCTCTCCCGCAAACTCCACATCCAAAGGCTTGCCCGTCCGCAAATCGACAATCCCCTCGCGCTTCGCCGTCAAGCCCGTATCCGGGTCGGCAACCTCATAACTGATAGTCTTGAACACATTCGGGTCAAAGCCCTTCTCCCCTTGCCGCTCAAACTTCCCGTTAAGCGCATCAATCTGCCGCGCAATCTCCCCGCGCTGCCCGTCCGACTTCGCAAAACCATAAGCCCGCGTCAAATCGGCGATGCGCTTCCTATCCTCAAGCTCCAGCGCATCCGCCTCACGCTTCATCTCAAACCCCTGCCGCTTCATCCCCAGCTCGGCCTGCTGCACATCAAACGCCCTGTCCGCATTCCTCTGCGCCATCTCGCGGTTCAACGCACCCTCGTTCGCCTTAACCGCCGCATCAAACCGCCCCTCCTGCAACACCGCCTCACGGTTCGCCGCATTCTCCGCCGCAGCCGCCGCCAGCCTTTCCCTGCCCAATTCCCTGACCGCCGCATTTTTATTATGTTCCGCCACAATCCCGCGCGCCGCATTAAGCTGCGCCGCCGTCAACTGACCGTTCAAGGCCCCCGCATGAGGCGTAGTCGCCCTCCTGTAAAGCTCCCGCTCCTCAGGCGACAGCGCATCCGGCCCGGCAGACACCAAAGGACGCTGCGCGTCAAAATCACGCACCGGTTTGCCGTCCCGATACACATTCCCGTCAAATCCCAAAGGCGGCGGCGTCCGTCCGCCCGCATCCGTCGGGCGCGTATCGCGCCGCGCGAAATCCGCCCCGGCCCGCGCATCGGGGGAAAGCGCCTTATCGCCGCCCGAAAACCCCAAACCGGCATCCGCACCCCGTTCGAAAGCACCCGCCCGGCGCAACCGCCGCGCCCCATCCTCAATATTGTTACGGCTCAAATCCATCACATTCCGATAACGCGCCGGCCCGGCCTCATAATTCGCAACGGTACGCCGCACCGCATCGGCACGGTGCGCCTGTGCCGCCGCCCGCTCCCGCTCCTCCGCCCCCTTCCGGGCCTTCTCTTTTTTCTCCTTTTCCTTCATCTCCCAAAAATCCCCGGCAGACGGCTCAAACAAACCCATCGCAAACCCTCCGAACAAATAAAGCCCAAAATAAGCAAAAACCCAAACCCAATCAAACGCCTAAAGTTAAGAACAAACAAAAATCGCAACCACAAACCAATTAATAAACAACAAGTTACACAAAAAAACACACCGACGGGCCATTTCCGGGGGCAAATAAAAACCGCCTTCGTGCAAGGCGGTTGCAAAAAAGCCTTTCATTTAACGAAAGGCTTTTTGCCGCCCGCGTACCGCGTTCAGAGGTTGTCCGACACCGTCGGCGTTTCCATGCCTGTTTGGGCGTGATTCGCACTCTTTGGCGGCACGGCCGTCATCGGGCCGGTATCCGCGCCGTAGGCTTCAGGGATGCCTTCGGGCGGTATTTGCGTTTCAGGCGGCATGGCGGGGACGGGGAAGCCGGGATCGTCGCCCCGCGCCGGCCTGACATATCCCGCGCCCTGCATGACCGCGTCGGCAACGGGGGCGATTTGCGGCATGGCGGCTATCTGCCCGCCCGCCTGCATGGCCGCATAAGCCGCCTGCACGCCGATTTGTACCGCCCGCGCTTCGATTTCCTTGATTTCGCTCGCGGTACGTTGTTCCTTGAGCGCCAATTCCCGCCGTTTGATGTCGTTGCCGGATTTTGCCAATGCGTCCTGCACCGCCTGCGCGATACGCGCCTCGATTTGTTCGGGCGTTTCCTGCACTCGGACTTCTTTGATTTTTTCAATCACTTTGTCTTTAAACGGGATGTCCATCAGGGACACCATAAACGGCAGCACCGCCGCCTGATATTCGGGCGGCAGGGATTTGACCGCCTCGCTCATCGCACCCAGCTGCTGGCTGCGGTAGGAGTTGGTGCTGGGCACGTCTTCCAAAGCCACTTTCAGCCGTATGTTTTGCAGGTCGTTGGACAAATAAGCCTTGCCGGTTACGGGGTCGGTTTCAGGCCTGTTGATGACGACCGTCCGCCCTTGCGTGATTGCGTCCCCTTCTATGACGACGGTTTGCTCGTCCGAGCCCAAATCCTCGATAATCATCGCAAGCAGCAACTCGCCGACCAATGAGCGGCTCTGGCGGAAGTTGTCCATAACCAGCCCCAGCGACTGGTTGGACTGCTCGACTTGGATGCTTTCCTGCCTGCCGCTGGTGGCGTTGCCCCGGTTGCCCATAAATGACGGGGTAATCCCGCTGATTTGCCGTATGGTCGCGCGGCTGTCTTGAAGCATCTGCCAATGCTGTGCCGACAATTCGAAATCGCGGCTGACGTCGAAACGCGCGCCCGGCTGGGCGGCCTCTATTTTGTTCAGCACGATGTCCGCGTCCACCCGTGCGATATTGCGGCGGAACTGTTCGTCCGACATATCGACTATGCCTTTGGTGCGTACCGTGCGTATTGCCGACAAACCCCATCGTAATTTGCTGTTGGTGCTGTTGAGGTTGTCCTGCGCGTATTTCATATTGCGGACATATCCGTAGGGGATGCCGGTGTTGTCCTCGCGGAATCCGAAAAACGGGACGTAAGGGAACTTTTGATGCGGATACGGGGTCGGCTCGTCGCGGACGACCAAATCCCCCACGACAAAGGCGCGGCGCATACGCGGGACGGAAGCGGCAAACAATACCGCGCCGTTTGCCGCCATCTCCCGATGGTTTGGGTTTGCGCCGTCAAACTCCACCGTGCGCCCTGTTTTTTTGTCGCGCAGGCAGTCTGCCGTTACCCACCGCCTGTACCATACTTCCGCCACCGCCAGTTCGCGCGTGGTTTCATTGAACCAAAACTCTTCGCTGACGGTGTTGCGCCCCGAAATACCCCAAGCGTCCGCCAGTCCGGTATTGCCGCCGCCGTCAAGCATTTCCCCGCTGATGCGCCAGTCCGAACCGCCGCGCCCCATCGCTTTGAAGTGTCCGGCATATTCAGGGAAGAATTGCGCCAGGCGTTCCGGCAGCAGCCAGCGGCGGCGTATCAGCCAGCGGGCATCGGACAGGTCGTATTTGTAAGATTTCATATCCCAATGGATGGCGTTGCGGTGGATGACGCCGCACTCATAAGGAAACTCGAAAGGGTTGGGGTTGCGTGTAACCTCCACCCAGCCGATGCCGCAGGCTATCTGCCCCCTGAACGCGTCCGAACAAGCCTTGTCGGCACGGCTTTGCCGTTCCGCGCGGTTGAGTTTGAAGTTCAATGCGTCCGCCACGTCCCGCCCGCCGGTTTCGCCGTCCGCCGTCACGCGCCAGTCCGTCCGTATCGTCGCCTCATATCCCTGTACCGACAGCAGGGTCGGGGTAATCAGGTTTTCAACGGCGGGGGGCAGGCCCAACTCGCGCTGTTTCTGTAAAAGCTCGTTGTCAAGCTGCCTGCCGTCGGCGTAGTCCATTTCCTTGTCGGCAACGGCACGCCATGCAGGTTGGTTCATCATTTCACCGACAAACAGCCGGTATTCCCCGATAGTCAGCGGTTCGCCGTTTTTATCGGGCAATACGCCTGTTTCCGGTACGTCCGTCCCCATCAATAAAGCCTCCAATCCGAAACGGGCGTTTCCGTGTATCCCGTATTGCTGCCTGTATCCATTAAATCAACCGCCTGCGCCAGGTAGCGGAACATATCCGCGCCGTGCGAATATTCGTCGTGCAGCGGCCCCATTGCCACGCCTGTTTTCGCATGTATTTGGCGGCCGTACCGTTTCAGGCATTCCAAAAGCCGCGCTGTTTTGTCTTTATCGAAGTACACTTTGGGAAACAGCATCCGCGCCGCCCTGATGCCTTCTTCGATACCGGTCGCGTTTTGCACGAAAACCGACTTGCGCCCCAGTCCGGTCAAAATCTCCATCGTACTTTTGCCTGTTTGGAAGTTGCGCGTCCTGCCGTCGTGCGGCAGGAAGTCCGTCCCCCACCGGTAGGGCAGCTTTTCCAATTCGGCAACATACCAGTCCAACGTCCGGTGCGTGTCTTCGATGTAGCCGATGATGCGCACGCTCGTCAAATCGCGCTGCACCAGCCCGATGGTCATGGCATCGTTCCAGCCCAAATCCCAAACCGTATGCACGGGCAAAGAAGAATCATAAGGGACGAGTGTAACGCGTCCGGAATGAAAAGCGTCCTGTATTTCATGCCGGTAAACCGCCCCCTCCGATACCATGCGCGGCCTGCCTTCCCAAATATTCCCGTAGTCCTCTTTATTCATCGAACGCTGTGCTTTGAGCCGCTCCCGGTTCAATGCTTCGGGAAACCACGGATTGTCGCGCCAGTTGATTTCGCACAACCAAGTGTCTTCGGACGGCATAGCGATAAAACGCCGGTAGGTTTCGTCCGTCTCCATATCGGGATTGAGGGTAATCCAAATTTCCGAACCTTCTTTGCGTATGGTCGGCGTGAGCACGTCCCAGCTTTTTTTACTGACGCCGTGCCCTTCCTCAACCCATACGATGTCGATACCTTCAAACGATTTGATGCTGTCCACGGTATGCGACTGCAGGCCCGAAAACACGAACAGCGTGCCGTTTGCGCCGCGTATCTCGAAGTCGGTTATTTCGTAGAAATGCCCCAAACCCAACTGCGCCACTTTGTCTTTCAACAGGCGGTGTACGGTATCGCGCATCGATTTTTGAATTTCGCGCACGCATAAAATACGCAAAGGGCGTTGCGCCCCCAGCGCCAGCAGTGCGGATGCCGCGCCGTGCGATTTGCCGCCGCCGCGCCCGCCGTACATAACCTTGTACCGGCAAGGCTTGAACAGCCCGTCCAGTTTTGCGGGCAATTTCAAATCAACCGTCTTTCCCGTCATCTTCAGGCCCTACAAATTCGATACGGATGCCCGCCGTCTTGGCGGATTCCGAAATCTTCGATTCCGCGGTATCCATACCGTATGATTTACGCTCGATTTCCACCAAAACCTTAAACCCCGCCGCCACCGTTTGGAACATACGCGCCTTTGTGAATGTGTCCTCCGGGCTTCCGTACAATTCCGCGACAATCTGCTCCGCGCTTTTGGACAGGTTTTCCGCCAAATTCCGATGCCTGCGCTGTACGGCGGCAACCCGTTTCGCTTCCGCGTCCGTTACTTGTTTAAGGTTGAAATCCGCATAATCCGGCGCATTGCCGTTTTTGTCCGCGGACAGCACCATCGCCCGCGCCTTTGCCTGTACCTCGTCATTCAAATCGCGCGTCCACACGCGTTCTTTGGCAACCCTGCCGACGTGTTGCGCCGAAACATTGTATTTGCGGCCGATTTCGGCAATGCTCAAAACCCCGCGCCGGTAATCCAGCTCGACTTTGCGCCAATCTTCATCTGACAATCTCGGCATTAAAGGTCCAACCTCCCGTTTTTGGCGGAACATTCCAGATAATTCCGCAATACTGAAAACTCGCGCCCCATCTGAATACTGGAAAACTGCTGCCCGAACCCCGACATCAAAGCCCCCAACGAGCGCATTTCCTGCGGGTTGAGGTGCAATACCGTATCGCCTATTTCCAATACGCCCATCCCCGAATCCAATACCGATACGCTGACGGGGCGCGTCTCGCCAAACCCTATGGCGGGCTTGAAAATCCCCCTTGTCACGCGGTAGATTTTGCCGTGCTCGACCAGCAGCTTGGTAAATTTAGTGATTTCCGACATTTTCAGGCCTGTCGTTTCCGCCAAAGCCTCGCGGCTGACCACCTGCTCCGCGTTGTGCAAATCCACAACCCCCTGGTACACCTTGTCAATATCCGACAATCCCGACATCAAATCAAACTCCTAAACATCCCAAACGATTCCAAACTCCGCCGCCGCCCGCGATTGCAGGCGGTTACACTACAAAGCCAAAATCTTTAGATGCTGCCTCTCTCGCTTTCACTGCATCTTCAATATGTTCAAATAAACCTAATATTTTATTTTTTCTATTAACCATAATCCTAGCTTGCCATTTCTTAGACGGCTTATGGAAATAAACCCCAGTATGCCCGCTAGTATTATTTTTAAACTTCCCTCTATTTTTCATATTTTCAGCATGTGTAACATCTCTCAAATTAGATATTCTATTATCTGTCTTATCCCTATTGATATGGTCTATTGAAGAAGCGTGTTTCTCATAAACAAAAAGCCAAATTAATCTATGTGCATTATATTGTTTCTTAAATATTTTTAACTTCAAATACCCCAACCTGCCTTTGTATAAGAAAACCTCCTTGCCGGAAAATCCGGTATTCCAAGATTTGTAATGCAAACCGCTATTGAAATACTTTCTTGGACGCTCCGCCCAATATAACTTTCCCGTATTGTCATCATATCTTAATAATTCTTTTAAAACCTCTTGTGTTAATCCCATAAAACACCATGCTCCATAGATGCCCAAGATATAATCTTTTCTTGATATTCAGACATTTCCCGAACTGATAATTTTGTCGTTGATATACCCATTAATTGCCCGTTAGGCATTTCAATACATCCAATAAATTTTCTTTTTAAAAATTCATGCCATACATCTTGACTAAACCTTCTCCCATCGATAAAAACTTTTTCTGAAATTTCACGATACAAAAACCATAGCCGCCTGTTCTGCTCGACGCTCCGTTTTGACTTGCGCGGGCGGATTGTGATTTCAAGGTTGCCGTTTTCAAACCACCCGTCCGGGCTGTCCCAAATCGACCGCATAACCTGCTTTTTGTTTTGGGGCGTCAGTGTAAATTCCGCCCCGTTCATTTCAGACGGCCTTTCACGCCGACAACCCCCAATGCTTCAAGGCGGCGTATCGTGCGCAATTGCGAACGGCGCATATAAAACTCTTTGTCTTCGCGGCTTAGGCCTGCGCCCCTGCCGTCGATCGCGCCGCGGCGGCAACCGCACCCGAAACCCGCGCCCAAACCGCCGCTTTTCAATCCCGCCCCGTGCGTCTCGCCCGGGAAACGGCACAACACGACCGTTTCAGGGTTGTCATTGCACACGCCCGCGATGTTCGGCGTGCATTGCCCGCCTTTGGCGGCTTTGCGTATCGCGCTAGACATCCCAACCC